AAAGGTCTTGGTAAAAAAGTTAAGGCTCAAGATATTTGGAATAAAATTATTGAATCTCAGATTGAAACTGGAGTCCCTTATTTATGTTCTAAAGATAATGCGAATAAGAAAACAAATCACCAAAATATTGGTGTGATTAAACAATCTAATTTGTGTAACGAGATTTATCAATTTACTGATGAGAATACTACCGCAATTTGTACCTTGTCTTCTATGGTTTTAAAGAACTTTATTATTGACGGTAAATTTGACTTTAGATTATTATACAGTGAGGTTAGAAAAGTTGTTAGAGCTTTAAATAAAGTTGTTGATATTAATAGCTACTCTACTGAAAAAGGACGTAAAGGTGGTCTTGAACAAAGAGCAATTGCGATTGGAACTCAAGGTCTTGCGGATGTCTTTTATCTAATGGATTATATTTTTACTTCTGAAGAAGCAAAGTCATTGAATAAAGATATTTTTGAAACTATCTATTATGCGGCTATCAGCGAAAGTAATGAATTATGTAGAACTGAAGAATACCAACCATACAAATTCTTTGAGGGGTCACCAATGTCTAAAGGAGAATTCCAATTTGATATGTGGGGATTAAAAAAAGAAGGTTTATCGGGTTATTGGGATTGGGACACGTTAAAAGAAGACGTTAAAAAATATGGGGTATGTAACTCTTTATTTACGGCACAAATGCCTGTTGCGTCTTCAGCTAAAATCACTGGGTCTTTTGAAATGACAGAACCGGCTCACTCAGCTTTGTTTAATAGACGTGTTGTTGGTGGAGAAATTTTGATTGTAAATAAATATTTAATCAATGATTTTGAAAAAATTGGTATTTGGTCTGAGGATTTAAAAAATGAAATAATTATGAATGAAGGTTCAGTTCAAGGGATTAACTTTAACCATTATTTAGACCCTGAAGACAAAAATTACAATAAAAAAGTTAAACGTATTGAACATCTACTTCCTAAGTACAAAACTATATGGGAAATTTCCCAAAGAGATTTGATTGATATGGCTGCGGATAGAGGTCCTTTTATTGACCAATCACAATCAATGAATATCTACATGTCAGCACCAACATTACCTAAAATTTCGTCGGCACATTTTCATGGATGGAGACAAGGATTAAAAACTCTTTGTTATTATGTTAGAACTAAGGCGATTTCTACAGGAGCAAAACATTTAGCTATGGACATCTCTAAAGTTGAAAAACCAAAGATTGAAAAACAAATACCAAAATTGGATGTTATACCTTTTGACCCAACAATTAAACCAAAGGATTCAGAATTTGAATGTTTTGGATGTGGGTCTTAATATAAAATAGAAAATTACAACATTAATCACGGCAAACTGTCGTGATTTTTTATTTTACTCTATTTATAAGAAATAATCACGACACTATATTTATTGATATGGCAAATGGAACTACATATGGGATTAATTTTCCTTTTAGAGATTCTTATGATGGTAAGTATTTAGACCTTTCTGAGGTAAATGATGAAGAAATCAGAACTGATTTAATTCATCTTTTATTGACTAGAAAAGGTACTCGATATTATTTACCTGATTTTGGTACAAGACTATATGAGTTTATATTTGAACCTTTAGATGGACCTACGTTTTCAGAAATTGAAGCGGAGATTAGAGCCTCTGTTGAAGAGTATATTCCAGGAATAACAATTACTAAGATTGACATAAGTGCGGCTTCCGAAGGGGAGGAAAATAAAGGTACTTATATAAACGACAACGACGAAAGAGTTTACCGAGTTTCTGATATTGGAACTTTAGAACATACTGCAAGAGTTAAAATTGATTACATCATTACTAATGATGCTTTTAACAATTCAGATTTTGTAATTATAAATATTTAATGATATATGGCTAACAAGAAAATATCATACACAACTAGAGACTTCCAATCAATTAGAACTGAGTTAATAAATTTTACAAGAACTTATTATCCTGACACTATTGATAACTTTAACGACGCCTCAGTTTTTTCAGTATTGTTGGACTTAAACGCAGCTGTAACTGACAACTTACAATTTAACATTGATAGAAGTGTTCAGGAAACTGTATTACAATATGCACAACAAAGGTCATCAATTTTTAATATTGCAAGAACTTACGGATTAAAAGTTCCTGGACTTAGACCGTCAGTCTCATTAGTTGACTTTTCAATTACGGTACCCGCATTTGGGGATAAGGAAGATTTAAGATACTGTGGTATCTTAAGAAGAGGTTCCCAAGCTAATGGTGCTGGTCAAGTTTTTGAAACAATTTACGATATTGACTTTACATCAGCAATAAACGCCGAAGGTTATCCTAATAGATTAAAAATACCTAATTTTGATTCTAATAATAAATTAATTAATTATACCATTGTTAAAAGAGAAACTGTTGTTAATGGTATTACAAAAGTTTTTAAAAGAGTTATAACATCGTCTGATGTTAAACCATTTTTAGAAATATTTTTACCTGAAAAAAATGTATTAGGGGTTACAAGTGTTTTATTAAAAGATGGTACGCAATACGCTAATATTCCTACTACCCAAGAATTTTTAGGTTCCAACAATAGATGGTATGAAGTTAAAGCGTTAGTTGAAGATAGAGTATTTATTGAAGACCCAACAAAAGTTTCTGATAATCCGGGAATTAAAGTGGGTAAGTACGTCCAAACAAATGATAAATTTATTACTGAGTACACACCTGAAGGATTTTTTAAAATGACATATGGTGGTGGTAGTCAATCTGCGGATGAACAATTAAGGGAGTTTGCAAAAAATGGGTTCACATTAGATTTAAATAAATATTCAAATAACTTTGCTTTAGGTAGTGTTCTTAAAGCTAATAGTACATTATTTGTACAATACCGAGTTGGTGGTGGAACAGGAACTAATTTAGGTGTTAATATTATTAATCAAATAGGCACAGTTTCATTCTTTGTTAATGGTCCATCAGAATCAGTTAATACAAGTGTTGTTAATTCATTACGTTGTACTAACGTTGTTGCCGCAATTGGTGGGGCAAATTACCCAACAACAGAAGAAGTTAGAAACTTAGTGGCTTTTAACTTTGCGGCTCAAAATAGAGCAGTAACGGTTAATGACTACGATTCTATAATTAGAACAATGCCGTCACAATTTGGGGCACCTGCTAAAGTTGCGATTACCGAAGAAAATAATAAAATTAAAATTCAGATGTTATCTTATGACGAATCTGGTAATTTAACTGAAATTGTGTCAAACACATTAAAAAATAACGTTGCTAACTACCTATCAAACTATAGAATGATTAATGATTACATTTCTATTCAAAGTGCTAATGTTGTTGATTTAGGTGTTACTATTGATGTGGTGTTAGATAATAGTCAAAACCAAGGGGCGGTTATTTCTCAAATAATTACTATTGTATCTGAGTTCTTTAGTCCTGGTAACAGACAGATGGGGGAAAATGTGTATGTGTCCGACCTTAGAAGATTAGTCCAAAGTGAAAACGGGGTTATTGCGGTTTCAGATATGTTATTCTTTAACAAGGTTGGTGGTCAATATTCTTCATCACAAACATCACAATCTTATATAGACACTAATACGAAACAGATTGGTTTAGTTGACGATACTATTTTTGCTGAACCAAGTCAGACCTATCAAATCCGATATCCCAACAAAGATATCAACATCAGAGTCAAAAATCTAAAAACGGTTAATTTTTCTTGATAATTTATTTTCAAAATAAATGAATTATCATTTGAAAATAGTATATAAACTATTTATCAAAAAAAGACCAATATGTCCAACTCGTATAGAATAAGAACCAAACCTGGTGTTGATAGCTCAATTAAGATTTTAATTGACCAAGAGTTTGAATATTTAGAGATTCTTTCTCTAAAAATATTACAAAGCCAAATTTACACAAGACAGTGTTCCGACTATGGAGTTATTGTTGGTAGAGTTAGTATTAATAATGGTTTTGGTATTCCTAACGCAAAAGTATCTGTTTTCATACCTTTGGACAGTATGGACGAAAACGACCCTGTTATTTCTGAGTTATATCCTTACAAAACTTTATCAGATTTAAATGAAGATGGGTATAGATATAATTTATTACCTTATAAACAACAACATCCAGGTCATAATCCTACGGGGACCTTCTTTACAAGAGAAGATGTGTTAATCAACCCAACTCTTATTGAAGTTTACGACAAGTACTATAAGTATAATGCGATAACTAATGACAGTGGGGATTATATGATATTTGGGGTACCTGTAGGGGCTCAAACGGTTGTTGTTGACCTTGACCTTTCAGATATTGGTGAGTTCTCTTTAGCACCACAAGATTTAATTAGAATGGGGATTACTACAGAATCACAAGTTTCTGGGACAAACTTTAAATCATCTACAAATTTACGAGAATTACCTCAAATCATTACTTTCGTTAGAAACCTTGAAGTTGAACCATTATGGGGTCAACCTGAAATTTGTAATTTAGGTATTACAAGAACTGATTTTGATTTATCCGCAGAATTTAATATTAACATTACACCTACCGCGATTTTTATGGGTTCTTTAGTATCATCTATAGAAGAACAGTATGTTAAGAAGAGTTGTAAACCAACCTTAACCTCAGGGGCGCTTTGTTCTTTAGTTGCGGGGCCTGGTGAGATATTAGCAATTAGACACACAATTGCTCAAGATTCTAACGGACGACCTATATTAGAAACAATTGATTTGGAATCAGGGGGACAAGTTATTGATGAAAATGGTACTTGGCTTGTGGATTTGCCGATGAACTTGGATTATGTTATCACTAATGAGTTTGGTGAACAAGTTATTTCAGACAACCCAAAAAATGGTATCCCAACAAAAGGTAGGTATCGATTTAAAGTTAAATGGAACCAATCACCATCAGTTTCTGCTGACCCTATTAAAAGGGGGTATTTTTTAGTTCCAAATATTAAAGAGTACGGGTGGAAAAAAATTGGAAATATTAACGTAGACCCACTTACTAATAATACCGCAACTGCCTTAAATCGAGACGCGGCACAAAGGTCATACGCGTTCAGTTTAGATTGGGCGGATTATGGATTAACGGGGACATCCATGGGTAATCAGATGATTGATGAGGCGATTAGGTGTGAAGATAAATTTTACGAGTTTCAATACAATAAGGTTTATACTGTATCACAATTAATTACTCAATATAGAAATGGGTATGGTAACTGGAGAATTATTGCGATAAAAGATATTTTAGATAGTGATGTTAAATGTTCTAGCGACAATAATAAGTTTCCAACAAATGATGCGGTATATAGATTTGATTTAATTTATCTCCTATTTACGATAATGATGTTTGTTTTTAGACCGATATTATATGTGTTATTACTAATAGTACACATTTTAGCTTTTTTTTTAATGCTTATTGGCCCTATATTAGCAATCATCGCGATAGTTGTCTATCTTGTTGTTATTACTATCTGTACATTTATTAATGGGGTGATATGGGTGATTAACGGAATTCCTTTTGTTAGTCTTGATTACTTGGATTGTCCTGATGTTAAGGATATTAAGGAAACGGTTAACCTCCTGTTAAATTTATATAAAAAATTTACTAATTTAAGACTCCCTAATTTATCATATCCCGACTGTGAATTCTGTCAATGTACTGATGGAGACGCAATCGTAATTGACAATGCTGATTATCCAGATGCGGTAGCTAATGTTGCACAAACCGCTCAAGAAGCTGGTGCTAATGCGGTTTTAAGTCCCTTTGAACTTTCAACAAGTTATAACGCGGCCTCACCATATAATACGGATAACCTTGTTTATGAGCAGTTATTTGCGGGGACATCATTAGGTAATGCTAACCAAGCAAATAATCCATTAACACCTCAAACACGTGCACCAAAACTTATACCAGTGTCGGGTGGCGTGAGTAATCAAGGTAATGATTATGAGTTTACAACAAGTTTAACTCAAGCGGAAAGATTAAATTTATTTAATACTAAAGCAAAGTTTTTCAGAAACGACATTAATAATAATCCTGGTGGTGGTGTTAATATAATTAACGTTTCATTTAATCCTAACGATATTGGTGTTACTCACCAAGATAATGTTATCGTACTTATGGTAGACCCTAGCGCGGCGGAAACTTTTCTACCTGGTAATTTAATAACTTTTCAAGACCCTGCAAACTCTACTGACCCTAATATGACAGGGTTTACGTCTATTAATGATTATGGTACTACGAGTAGTACAGGTACTACGGTTAATAATAAACCAGGTAGTACTTCAAATGTTGGTAATATTACAGTCCAATATGCCGATTATACAAACGGTAATGGTCCTGCATTGACTAAAACATATACTAGTCAACAAGCTGATAATGATGCGCAGTACGCAAAATTCCCAATGGATGTTGAGTATTTCCAAGTAATTACCGCACAGACTTATTCCGACTATTTTACAATATGTAACCAACCAGGAAGTTTTGGTGCTTATCATGGTTTAATAAATAGATTTATTAATAACCATATGAAATTCAATAGAATTTATGGTAAATCTTTTGGGTCAGGATTTTGGATAAATGAGTTAAATATTAATTATCCCGGCGCATTTCCACTAATAAAACCTAGTCTTTATTTCCCTGAATTTAATGAACAAATTGTTGTTTTTTTAGTTAGAGGGGTTGACCCGTATTCTACAAGAAGTAATTGTGAATACGACCTCAGTGTTTTGTATGGTGATGTTGTGAC